GAGCAGGGCCGGGAGTACGCCAAGACGATTCGATTGCAACTCGGTGACCGGACCTCTTACAGGATCCCTCTTGAAAATCTTGTTGGAGGCACGGATGCTTGATTTGGACGCGGTGATCGACGGTAAACAGGGCTCGCCACGTCTTACTGATTTGTTGAAGATGGCCGAAGAATCGCACACGAAGAGTGGTCAGGATGGCGTCGATGGTCGTGTGCTCAATCTGCTTGAGATGCAGACCAACAAAGATGGCACCCAGAAAGTAGCTCCGACGGTATCCAACCTGCTGACAATTCTAGAGCGCGACAAGCGGTGGAAGAAGAAGGTGTGGCTCAACGAGTTCAGCAACACCAACTACTACAAGGAACGGCCCCTCAAAGACACGGACTACACTCGCATCAAGATTTGGATGAAGGCCCACTACAACGCCAAGTTTACAACTCAAGCAATCATTGAGTCGGTGAACTATATCGCCGAGGTCAACGGCAAAAATCCGCTTATCGATTGGCTCGGTGAAACCACATGGGACGGTGTGTCCCGCATGGATGAATGGCTTGTTCGTGCCTGTGGAGCTCAAGACACCAAGCTCACTCGTGAGATTGGGCGAAGGTGGTTAGTGCAATGCATCGCACGAGCCATGGAACCAGGCTGTAAGGCCGACTGCGTTCTGATCCTTGTTGGACCCCAAGGCGCACGCAAAAGCACGACCTTCCGCATTCTAGCGTCTCCAGAGTATTTCTGTGACACGCCCATGGACATCGGATCTACGAATGCCTACATGCAGATTCACCGCGCTTGGATTTATGAGGTCGCCGAGCTGGACTCGATTCGACGTGCTCGCAACTCCAGTACGAAGGCGTTCCTTTCAGCTCAAGAAGACACATTCCGACCTCCGTATGGACACAACGCAGTGACTTGGAAGCGACACACAGTGTTCTGCGGCACAACGAACAAGGCAGAGTTCATCACTGATGAAACTGGTTCTCGACGGTATTGGCCGATTCAAGTTGGTACAATTGACCCTGTATGGACCGAGACGAATCGAGCTCAGCTGTGGGCAGAGGCTGTTGCTGCATATAAAAACGGTGAGCGTTGGTATCTTGAGAACGACTCGCAGGCCGAGCTCAATGAGCAGTCAGCAGAGTTCCGTCAGTTTGACCCATGGCAAGAAGTCATCGAACGATACATACGAGCCAACGGTTGCAACTCATCGACGACCGACCTCATGGAGAATGCACTGAAGCTCGATCGATACCAGATGAGCAGAGCGTCAGAGATGCGGGTCGGAGATATCATGCGTCAGCTCGGGTACGAGAGGGTCAGACGCCGGGTCTACGGAGACCGCAAGTATGTCTGGGTACAAGCAGAGCCTGAAAATGTTGTTCCGATGAACAAACCAGAAGTTGTCGTAGATAATCAAAACACCAATGAGAACTGAGATGAGTCAATTAGCAGCAGAGATGACAAACCGAAAGATAGACCGATACCTCACTGAGGAAGACAAGGACCTAATAAGGCGCCAGAAAGGCAACTCTAAGGTCAAAGCGTATCCTGGGAGCATAGACTTCCAAATGGTGGCGGAGGCCAACAGAGTGAAGCAGTTCATTGAAACTGGCTGCTACTCATCCGTGTTGGGGTTCGGTATTGATTACTTCATCAATCGTGGCTTCACGGTGGATTGGGAACACTGTGAAGACGCCATGATTATGAGGCACAAGGTGCAGGACATCTTGGCCGATTTGATTGACGACGGACACACGTTCGATGAATCCCAGCTCGACAAACTGTACGCATGGATTCACATAACGCCGTACAAAGCGATGCTGATGACTGATTCCATACGGCGACAACTGTACCGTGTTGTCGACTTGATGTGGACGACGTGTGTGTTGAAGGAAAAGTCGTTCGGGATGCACTGCAACGACTCTGCCAACACGGCGATGATTGAGCTCATCAACGACTGGTCAGAGCGGGTCGTTATTCCACACAGAGGAATAGGTTCGCGTAAACTACTTGTATGATGAAGTCAGAACTCAAAAGCATTCGAGACCAGTGGCAACAGCCACATCCTTGGCACGTCGAAACGGACGATACCTACATAAAGGTCATGGACGAAGATGGAGAGTGCGTCGTGAGCTCTATTCTTCACAGTCACGTCGAAGACGTGGTTGAAGACCACATCAAAAAAGTGCAGACAGAAGTAGCGTTGCAACTACTCCTGTCCACATCCGACGAAACCGAGATGTGACTGCTACTTCTTTGCAGTTGGCTTCTTCTTTGCAGCTGGCTTCTTTGCTGCAGGCTTGCGCTTGGCAGGTGCCTTCTTAGCCTTGCTGAGAGTCACCTTGTCATCTTTGGTGCCGAACTTCTTGTCAGGACCTGATTCGATCTTCGCCTCTAAGATGCCGACCTTGACACGCAAGGATTCTACTTCCGACGCGCCAGACTCGAGTTCCTCTACGTACCCAAACAACGTGTTCAACACATCGTTTGTATCGTAGCCGGGGATGATGAAACGACCGGGCTTACGGGCCTGGCGAATCGCTTGTACTTTGTCTTTCAAACTCATGTTTGCTCCAATCATAAACGTAGCCGAGGCGATAACCCCGGCCATTCTCTTACTGAGACGATACCGCCAGTTGCTCGTTCAATGCCGATTGCAAGAGGCAGTGATGGTGTTTTGCGACCATACTCAAGGTCTCTGAGATAGCCGATACTGATTTTCATATCGAAGTTGACGAGCTCACCGTTGAGCCATGTCACGAAACTTACGCGAGTGCTCTTACCAGGGAGACTTTTTCTGTACTCGGATATGACCATGCGACACACCTTTGGTCGTTACAGTATCGGAATGGCTGCGTTTTGTCTACATGCGGGTGTGGCCAGTTGACACACATTGTGATACTCAGTACTCTCACCGAAAGAGAGGAACATATGGATCAAGCAGAACGCGAAGCGTGGCTGGCAGAGCGCCGTAAAGGCTTGGGTGGCACAGACATCGCAGCAATTATGATGGCTGGAGCTGACGAGTCAGAGAAGCTCGGCTCGTTTGAGAACAGCCTCTTCAAGCTTTGGTCCGAAAAGACAGGTCTTTATTCGACTGATGACATCGACAACGCAATCTTGTTGCGTGGCCGGGTGATGGAAAAGTATGTCTGTGAATTTTATGAGCTCCATCTTGGGGAAGGTTGCAAGCTCTGGGAAGAAGGACTGACATGGCATCCCACTCGGCCACGCATTTTCGGTACACCAGATCGCCTATGTGAAAAAGATGGTGTGCGGTTCGGCATGGACGCAAAGACACGTCGGTTTCGGTACGGCTGGGGAGACTCAGGAACTACTGATGTCCCACTAGATGTAGAGATTCAGATGCGTGTCTACATGGAGATCTTTGACGCCCCATACTGGGACATCGCAACCCTGTTCAGTCTCGACGACTTCAGGGTGTATAGACTGCAGCGGGACAAGCAGCTGGGGGAGGCGATACTAGACGTGGCTCAAGCATGGTGGGACAAACATGTGGAAGCCGAAGTGCCCCCCGATGTGGATGCTACAGACGCATGTAAAGCGGTCCTGACGGCAATGAATCCAAGAGTCAAAGATGAACCCCCTCGAGTTGCCACGGTGGCTGAAAAAGACCTTCACGAAAAACTCGTTGCCGTCAAAAAGCAGATTAAACAGCTCGATGTCGAGAGGCGCGAGATGGAGAATCTGATGAGGGCAAAGATTGGCGACGATAGTGGTATTGCGGGTGTAGCCACTTGGAAGCAGAGCAAGCCGAGAAAGGTGTTCGACAAGGACTCCTTCCGTGAAAAACACCCCAAGCTTTACGACAAGTTCGTCGTCGAGAAACCAGGTAATCGCATCTTGCGAGTAAAAGAGGCAACATGACTACAGCATTGACTACCAGAGACAAACTTGTACATCTCAACGATTTCTTGGAAAAGAAGAAAAGCAGCCTCGTGAGTGTGGCGCCAAACGGTGCAGATGTGGACCGAATCATCCGCACCGCAATGTTTGAGGCATCGAAGAACGAGCGTTTGGTTCAGTGCAGTCCGACGTCAGTGTACATGGCACTGGCCAAGGCCTGTGAACTGGACCTCGTTGCGGGTGGAGCACTTCATCGCGCTTCCTTGGTTCCTATGTGGAACAAGTCGAAGAAGACTTATGACGCTGAGCTGTGGATTGAGTACACGGGACTGATGGAGCTCGTTCTCCGTTCTGGTGATGTGTCTCACTTTACAGCTGAAATCGTTTACGAGAAGGACGAGTTTGAGTGCTCGTTCGATCTAGATGGCGGTAAGAAGTTGCACCACAAGCAGTTCTTCGATGGTGACCCAGGTCCACTACGACTTGCATATGCCGTGGCTCATTTCAATAACGGCGGTCACCAAGTAGAAGTCATGCGTCGTGATCAAATCAACAAGATTCGAAAGTCTTCTCGTAATCCCGATTCCGGTCCATGGGCCCAGCATACTGAAGAGATGTGGCGCAAGACTGTTGTACGTCGCATCTGCAAGTACCTTCCGCTTTCACCAAAAACAAAGGCAGTGGTTGCTCACGACATCAATAGTGACTTCAACGAGCCAAACATTATTGATGCCTCATTTCAATCCGATGTTACCGAAACGGACAACACGAAAGAAGCAGAAAATGTTATTGAAGTTCAAGAAGCCAAGCCTAAGCGTAAGAGGAAGACGAAAGTGAAGGATTTGGTTGAACGAGCTCAGGCAAATGACTTGCCAGAGCCAGAAGAAGATTTCACCTCATAAGGAGCACACATGTCGCTACTCGACGAAGCCGCAAGCAACCTTTCTCCATACAAGCTGATGATGTCTGAGAAGGCGGGCAAGGAAGTACAACGCAAGTTCATCATCCAGCCACAACGTCTGATGGACATTCTTCAAGACGAAATGACTGGCCGCGTCATTGACAAGAAGTCCAAGAAGGAGTTTGCCAAGTACCGGAGCAAGCTCAAGAGGACGGAGTGGACCCTCAAGGGCATGCTCAACTACGTCGATGAGCCACTGTACCGGGAACAGATTGGCAAGACGATTGAAAGCATGATGAAGCACATCAAGCTTGTTCAGCCGAACGGTGAGTGGTGCATCATGGATTTCGAAGCAGCCATCCGACCCGATGATAGGGGTGACGATTCAATCATGCTTGCAGTCAAGTTTGTCGACGCCAAGAACGAGCGTGATCTGCAGTACCAGAACGGCGTTCCCTTGGTTGACGTGAAGGTTGATGTCAGTGGTTCCAACAAGGAGCTCATCGAGGCAATCCAAGCTCAGAACGCAGTATCTAATGGTGGCGACCCCGAAATGAAGGCCCTACTGAAGCAGCTCGCTGCACTAATGATTCAGAAGGAATCTGGAGCTGTTGAAGCCAAGCCTCAGGAGCCTGCCGAAGAGATAGAAATGCCTACTGACTTCGAAGGCTAATGCCCCTGTACGTGTTCAAATGCGAGGACTGCGATGTCAGAGTCGAAGTCCTCCAAGCATTTGGTGATCCTAAGCCCAGCTGCGAAAAGTGCTCTAAGGACATGAAGAAACAAATCGCACTGACCAGCTTCGTCCTGAAGGGCGGCGGCTGGGCCAAGGATGGATACGGTTCGACCGATGGCTGATCATTCTCTCGACGACATCGTCCACTCCATTCAGTCCGCTGTTATAGCGGCGACCGACATCGCGGAACGGCATGAACTGGATTCGATTACGAACCAGGAGTTCTGGGAGCTCAAGGTTGATGAGAATGGAGATCCGATTACCGATGACGACGGAAGACACATATATGCACCTCGCATGGTCGTCATGGAGATCCCAACATGGGAAAATGGAGTACTGGTACAAAAAAGAATTCCGGTCCCCCTCCAGTCCCTCACTACTGGCCAGAGCCTACGGGTGGATACGCTCGAGGTTGAGATGTCAGTGGAGATCTCTGGTCTCACTGCGGACAAGAAAAAAGGTCAGCTGATGGTACGACCCTGCGCCACCAAGCCGTCGTGGTTCAAAAAGGAGAGCAATGCTGCTAAACTGAAGTTGGTTTTCAAGGGCAGCGAACCACCTGAAGGTTATGCAAGAATCGACGACCAGCTCATCAAACTGCTTCCGTAGGAGATCATCATGGCAGATGGGAATGATTCTAAAAGTTTAGATGCCGACTACCTTGCGGCATTGCGAGATACAGACTTTTACAAAGACGCTTTTCAGCGAGCCTACCAAGAGCCTGAGTCAGCCATGACGGAACTGTATCGATATACAGGCAAGTTTGGACCTTACAGTTCTCGCTTGAATATAGCAATACCGCAATCATCGGAAGCACCAAACGAACAAAACTATAGTAAAGCTGCCCAGCAGTTGCGTCAGGCTATTAGCGCATCTCCACCTGAAATAAACGACCCAAGACGTGTTCCTAAGGACGCAACTGGTCTAAGAGGTTCGCGGCCTGGGGACGCGGCAAGAACGCACGCAGTTTTTTCACTCGCCTTGACTGAAGCCTTAGAATCACATGAACAACAAGGCAAGAGGTTCGATAAAGCTTTTATGCTCAGAGAAACTCGAGAGGGGGCACCTAAATCTACGAGGTCTATGGGAAAAACAGTCGAACCCATGGAGCGTTTTCCCACAAGAGCGTATGGTATTATTCCGGGGCTTGGACGAGACAGTCCAATTCCAATCGAAGACAAAACAGCTGACCAAACACTCATGGAAAACATGAGGAAAAAATAGGAGCTCACCATGGCAGATTCCGGCCTCGTACAAATGTCATCGCAGTTCGGTGGCCTTCCAATGGAGCAACTCATTGGTGGTCCCCTCAAGGCTGCGTGTAACGCTCAGACCCTGCTCGCTAAGGCATCCAGCGACTTCATCAAGGACGTTGGTCTCAACGACGATGGCAAGGGCAACCTGTCAGCTCGTACCGTCGACTTCGGCTTCAACAAGCCAGTCCAAGATGCTGCTGGCAACACGAAGATGGAGAAGGTGGACCTCCAGGTACCCCTGCTCGCCATCATCAACACCCCAGCTCTCTCAGTAAAGGAAGCCGAGGTCCGGTTCACGATGGAGGTCAAGTCCTCCACCTCGAGCAAGACCACCTCCGACAGCAAGGCTGACCTTACAGCCAAGGCCAAGTACAACGCTGGTCTGTTCTCTTGCGAGGTCACTGTGCATGGCTCTGTGGCTAACCACAGCGAGAACAGCCGTAGCAGCGACAACAGTGCCAAGTATGACGTCAAGGTCGTCGCCCGTGATGACGGGCCACCAGAAGGCCTCATGAAGGTGCTTGACATGCTGAACGACGCCATCGCTCCTACTCAGGGCGTGGCTGCAGCTCCAGCTGGCAAGTAACGTCCCCCTGACCCCCCCACCCACATCGTCTGTTCCCATCTCGGGACGTGAGCATGGGCGATTCCTACCGGGTGGGGGGGTCAGGCCATTTTATTCAGGCTTTAATACACACAAGGGTGGTGGTAAAGATTTGGTTTCATCAGATAGGCTGATGTCACCAATTAATCCCGTGGATTAAACCTGGCCCCACTTGAGTGTCACGACTCAAGTGGGGTATTCTTTGGCCATGGCACGATGTGGACGATGCGGATTCTTCAAGTCCTACGAGGGTGCTAGCAAACAGGCAGGCGTCTGTTTAATGTTCCGGGGTCTCCAGCTGCCTGAAGACGCTCTGTGGGAGCATCGGAAGTGCCCTGAGTACACTCAGAAGATTCCTGATTGGACTCCTGAGCAGCACTTCGACTTCGAAGTAAAGCGACATGATGTTCAGCGCAGTTGGCGTGCCAGTAAACGAGCTCTGTTCTTTTCTTGTTCCGCATTGGTCGTTTCAATCCTGACGCTACTGAGTGGGCTGATCTAGGTCTTCTCAACGATCTCGAACAGCTCGTCGACACGTTTCTTCATGCGCTTCATCTGACGCTCGACATCGTCTCCGTCAAAGTCAGCAGAAATGGTAGAAGTCTTCTTCTCAATGCCTGCAAGCTTCGACTTGAGACCGTCGATTTCTGCCTGCATGGCCGCAGACTTGACCGCACAAGGGGGAGGCTGCTCGCCCTCAAGACCTTGGTTCTGGGACTCAATCTCCAGCTTCTTCATCTCCCGCTCGTGCTTCTGCTCAGCCCAGTCACGGTACAGCTTGAACGCCTTTGAGCCACCAGCTACGGCCATGCCAGCCAAGGCAACGGCCACTACGGGTGCATGCTCACCACCAATCGCTTGAGCTGCATCAGCCGCTGCCGTGATGTCTGAGGCTACACCGAGCGTTTCTGAAAGCTCTGGGGGTTCTGGTCCCACGTCCAAGTTGGCGATGTCGACAGGCTGAGGAGTTGTGACTGGTGCAGGCGTTTCTGTTGATGGCATGACTGTGGTTCCTTACTTGTCGCGATCTAAAATGCGGTCCAACTTAGACACGATCTCGTTGTGTACTTTTGTGCGCGTAATCAAGAAGTCTTTGGACTGACTGTCGTTATTGTGCCGGTACTCTTGAATTACACGGTCATATCTTTCACGCATGGCTTCAGATCGGTCGCCATACTCTTTACGAATCTCGTCGATCTGCTCTTGGAATCCCTCTACGAGTTTGTCCAGGCGTTTCTGCATCGTCATGAACTGGTAGACCAAGAACGCTGCGAAGATACCGAGGTGACCATCGGCCAACAAGGAATCAACCAAGGCTTCCATCAGACCACTCGTTTGGCTTCTTCAGGCACCAAGGTGTAGCTGAATGAGTTGCCCCACTTGTCTCGAGCCTTGTAGCAGATGTCCATGAACTCAGCGAAGTCATCTGCGTTCGCGAAGACTTGGCATCCAGCTGACCATCGGTCTACTTGCGTCGAGTGTGACCCGGCTTTGTGAATGTTGATGCCATAGTAGCCTTCAGTAATAGACTCCACATCACAATCAATGATGTCGTCTTTATTGCTGTCACGATAAGTCTTGACCTTACCGTTCCTCTGGCAGAGCGCGTCATACTTCCCTTGGTGCTTGTCGATCTTCCACACACCTCGATACTGACCCGGAACCAAAATGGCTGTGCCATTCACGTTGGTGGGGTTCTCCAACCAGTAGTTACCAGGCTCAGTTGTGCAGGCCCATGACTTGTGTACCCACACATCGTCTTCGTCCTTGAAGACGCAGTGAATGACATCGTCAAAGCTGTTGGCCGTGTGGTCTGTGGACCGCACGCCGATGATGTTGACGTTGTAGGCCCCAGACTCAAAGACCTTGTAGCCGAGGGACTCAGCGTAATCGAGAATCTCAGGCCGCATATCAGTTACCGCTGCTACAGTTGGCGTTTGTGGCTTGGCAGATCTGTGCGATATTGACTGCCTGATGTTGCTGATTCTCAAGCATCTTAGAAACAATGTCTTCCATCTTATCCAGACGCTTCTCAACACCCTCAATCTTGACATCGACTACCTCTTGATGGGTAAGAGTGGTCGCCTTCTTGCTCTCAAGAACGGTGACTCGCTTATCGAGGTCCTCTACATCTTGAGCCGCAGACTCAAGTGAAGCGAACGATACACCCGCTGCGAAGATGACGGTGAGTACAGGGACTGCAATATCTTTGATTTCCACCACATACTCCTCTACGGTTTGACGTTCTCAGGACAACTATATGACCCAATAAGTTGGTCGGTCAACTTAGACGGCTCGCATCGTTGCTTATCTGTTTCACCTGTTCGAATACAGAGCGCCCACATGCATTGCAGAGACATGGGATCCCCCCCAACCTCTTTGATGCATGGGGGAGGCAATTCCGTCAACTTGTTGGCAATCGCACTTTCGCGCTGAGCTTCTTCAACTGCAACTTGTTGTACCTTGGCCACCAGCTCTTGATTACCACTGTTGAGCTCAGCAATGGCCTCAGTTTGCGCCTCAATCGCTTCTGCACCGGCATCAGGCTTCAGACCCCACCCAGCACCGAAACCGACGCTCAGGGACGCTACAACAGCAATAACGGTCAGTGTGACGGGTTCCATGTTCAACATTCCTCACTCGCTATGCACAAAGTATTTTGACGATGACTGCAGACGTTGCATTCGCCGATGTTCCAGCTGCAGCACCTGTGGTCACCCAGTACGACAATCCAGTCGACAAGGCCAAGCCTGCAGGAAACGAGTAGCACATCTTAGTAAACGCCGGAGCAATGAAGCTGTGGTCGGGTGTCCCAGCTCCGTTCGCAGTAGACACCGATGGCTGAAAGTCGGTGTTGTCCCGAATCTTCAGGTACACCGTGGATGAGTTGGCCTCATTGTCGATTTCAATCAAGTAGATTGTCCCACTGCCCGTGAGTGCGTTTTTCTGATCTGCAATGTCATTGTCATGACCCTTTGCATTTCGGTTGAGAACGTACTTGCCACCGAGCTCGGTCAATGCAGATGTTGTTACGGAAGCCATCAGCCCACCAAGAACCTGACATTGACACCAGCTGCAGGAGCGGTGTTGTCTTGGGGATTAGAGTTCGCAGTCACAGCAAAACTCAAGTACGTGTATGGAAGTCCATCCGGAATCTCAATCATCGTCGTCGAGGTAGCAGGGATTTTGAAAACCATGTCTGCCACCGTGGTAGACATGGTCACAGACTCTGCGTCAAACAGCTTTAGCGACGCTGCGTTGTTGCTGTTGACGAAGTGGATAGCGTAGATGGAGCCAGGACCAGAGGTTGTGTTGACAATTGCAGTCTCATCGCACGCCGTCTCTTGGACAATCTCGTACTTGAATGCGTCTTCAAACTTGGTCTTGGACAGTGCCATCTACTATTCCATGCCCTTCACTTTTACAGATGAATCATCTACATCGATGGGCTGAACTGGGTTGGGGCGAGCCTTGGGCTTCACCTTTGGTCCGGCAGGAATATCGACGGACATTGAGTCCTTAGGCTTCTTGGCCTTGATGTCGATGGTCCCGAACCTAAGCACCACAGCCTTTTGAGCTGAAGTCAGGTTCTTGCCCTCTCCCGCGTTGATTTCATCCAACTTTCGTGCGTCTTCTTCAGACATATCTTCAGTCATACCGAACATAATGAGCTCCTTACTCTGCGCTTGCAGCCACAGCCTTCTTCTCAGCTGCGTCTACGTAACCTTGACCCAGAATGTACGAGACGCACACGCCGGCAGAAAGCTTGAGTGCTTCGCCCAAACCGATGTCTTCGCTCACGAACGCAAGCACTGGGGGAAGCAGAGCTCCGATGAATGCTGCCCAGAACTTTCTCGAGGCCAGCTTGGCTTTCAATGTTTCCATGATCTCTCCTAGATGAAAAGGAATTTGGCTACCAATGCGTTGGCAGCTGTAGTTGGCGCTTGAGTAGAGCCGTTTGCTTTTGTAGATGTCCCAAAGTAACGCAGGCCGCCAGCTAAAGCGTTTCCTTCAGAGCAGACATACTCTATTTTTTCACCGGCGGGCACCGGGAACACATAGTCTGGGTTGTTGCTATCTGGCGCCCCCGATGTACCGTCATACACCTTGATGTATGAAGTGCTTGTGGTGATAACTCCACTTGAGCCGTCACCAATCAGGTAGTACCAAGTCGTTGATCCAGAATTAGCCTGAACAGGATTTGCGTCATCGACGGCACTGTCGGTCACTATTGTGTCAGCAAGAGCTGCCGGTACTGTTCCAGTAGTTACTGCCATGTGAGCTCCCTATGAGGTAACCAAAGTAGTAACTAGACCGTTACCACTGTTCAGGGTTGGAGACGTAGTGTTGTTGTCCGTTGGATTGGTCACGGCCCAAAAGCTGAGTTTGGTAAATGACAGCCCAGCAGGGATGTGCCAGCGTTTGGATTCTGCAGCATTCACACGAATCATCAGCTCGGGAATAGTGGTTCCAGGCGTCACGACATCATCATCCAGTGTGGCTTTGAAATAAGCGTTCGAAGATGAGTTGTTGACCAAAGAAATCTCATACAGCTTCCCAGACTCGGACGTCACATCTACGTTTGCGGTAGCGTTCGTAATGGTCTGCTTGATGATTTTGTATGTGAGAACTGTGTTGTCAAACTGAGCTGAAGACAGAGCCATGACTTTTCCTTAAGTGATTAGCCGCTTGCCAGCAGTACGGTTCCGAGAGCGAGCACAGCCAGTCGTCGCCAAGAGATGCGCTTCTGTGAACAAAAAAGTTGGTCGATGAAATCCTTCATTATTTCTCCCTATAGAGGCAAGTATACGTTGGGGGCGCAATCTAGCATGTCCTTGCCGCCCATGTTTTGCTCAGAAGCACTAAAGTTTACGCCGTTATCGGTGCTAAAAAACATGTCTCCAGTGAAACAAGCCACGCACCACGTTCCAGATCCGTCTGTTGATATAGCCGACAAAGTTCCGTGAGTAGTTCCACTGATGAAGTCCACACCATTTTCAACTACGGTTATGGTTTTACCATTAATATCAATTATTGATTTAAGCTGGCCGCCTACAGCTATGACGCGACCACCAGCGGCGGCAACGCGAGTATCAAATTGGAAACATGCCCCACCATGATTACTAATAGTAGTTTCAGTTGACCAGTCAGTTAAATCTGATGCCGCCGCAGTAAAACACTCTCCACCATTGACTCCAGCAAAAAGCGTAGAGTTGGTATACGCTAAAACTCTAATATCACCAGGATCTGCATTGCTTGAATCGAGTAGTGTGTGAAGCAGGCTCCAAGATGAACCATCATTAGTACTTTGGTAAATTCTATTTTGCTGCGCGAACCACCAAGTTCCAGTACCATTAGATGCCAAAGCATAAGCACGTTCACTGTTAATCCCACTAGCGCCACTAACATCAACGTGACTCCAGTCCTTACCATTGGTTGATCTGAAAACATCAGGTCCACCCATCTTGCCGACCGCGATCCAAACATCATTACCCCACTGAACTTGGTCTCTTCGTCCAGTTAAGCCTCCACCACCACTCAATGAATTTACACCAGTCCATGGACCCGAACTCGGGATACCTTCTTTGTATGACAACTCGCATGAGTCATCCGCATACGTACCAACCCATATTTCATCGCCATTTTCATCTTTACCGTATGCAACAGAAATATGATCGATACTACTAGATGGGTTTGGACTGCTACCACCCTGGAATGAGTCATAGTCAGTCCAATCATTTCCTGCTTTAAGATCGGCATCGGTAATGTAGCCAACTCTTCTGTCGTCACCTACAGCAAACCAATATGTTGCGCCTGAAGAAGGCTTAGTCGCGCCGTCACACTTTACGATACTACCAACCGCTACACCGTCAATCTTAATAATGTCTGCTGCGGCAACACCATTATATTTAGTGTAGTCAGCCATTATAGCTCAACGTGGTTGTTAGATGGGTTGAAGTAAATAAGTACGTCACCACCGTCGTCATCAAGCGCGTGACCTACGATTCTTACGAAGTCACCCCCACCGGAAGGTGCGGTAAAGTCAAGGTGTCCAGCCGTCGTGCTGACATAAATAGGAAGCCCATCTACAGCACCAGATCCGGGAACATTTAGAATCTCGGTCGATGGGATACGAATAAAACCCTCCATCAAGCAGCCTGCGGTTCTTGCGTTCCCGAGACCAATACCAAGCATCTGCGTTGCACCAGTAGCAACAGCGTCAGCATCTGTTTGATCCCACGTCCCATCAGTATGCAAGAAGTAAAGCTGACCAACAGTCAGGGTATCATCGGCCCCTGGGCTATAGCGAAGAACGCGACCACCGCCTTCCCCATCTGCAAGTTGGTTCTCAAAAGTAACTAAGTTGTAGTCATGAATGACATTCAGAGAAACTTTGGGCGCTGTGTCTCGAACACCAAGAGCACCTGAAACGCTTGTCTTTGATGTAGTTACGTTACCGATAATGACGTTGACTTCATCCTCAGCGCTTCCATCTTCGATTACGAGGCCGTTCTGAAACTCCCCATCGTGAGTGGCTACACCGAGCATCAGCCGGCCACCCTCGGCACCGTTTGATGCGTCGGCTACTTCAGCCCTGACCTTCGCGAAAAGAATATTGTCTTGGTTGTCATCGTCTCCGAAGAACTCAATCTCACCACAACCATCTGCATCAGCACCAGCAGCGCCCTTGTCTTTTACAAACCGGAGGACTGCGGCAGTAGAGTCATTGACTGTGTTCTTGATAACGACATCGCCATCGGGCTCAAGATTGATGTCTGCATTCGCGCCGTCATCGTCGGTAGTCGTGATGGTCAGGGCACCATTCGCACCAGTAGCGATTGTGCAGAAGTCTCCAGTGTCGGCTGAACTGAGCATCTTGATGTCGGGACCACCGTCATCAATCTTCATGAACACGCCTTGGTTGAAGTCTGCGCCTGTTGCAGTCAAGTCCAAGGCTCTGGTCGTAGTGTTTCCTGGCCCACTACCAGTCGCAGTGATTTCAATGCCTTTAACCAGCGTTGTACCCGCCGCTGACGCATGTTGAAGCGTCGGAGTCAACTTGGCGCCAACCATCTCGTTTGTGCCGTTGGTGGCTGTAGTGTTGTCCATGTCGACATTGATGCCAATCATCGTATTGTCAGACGTACTTGCGCCCGTCTTGTCAAAGTCTATGTCGAGTCCGATAGTGCTAGAGGCATCGGTAACGCTGAAGTTTTGATCGAGCGTCACTCCAGTAGCAGCAGTAACGGTGCTAGTCACAACCCCGGTGTTCACCACACCAGCGAAAGTCGAAGACAAATCGTCGCTAATCGTCAAGGCTGTAGCGAGAGAGTTCAAGCTGCTGCCGGAGGATCCAGCGTTCGCGGTCTTGAAGACGATGTCGCCACCGGCACCGCTACCCTTACCTTGGCCACCAGAGATGGTAACCGAGCCACCAGCTTGGTTATTGCTTGTGCCCGCAGTAGGCGCTCCGCCAGAAATATTAAGCGTAGCACCTGCTGCATCATGGGCTGTAGCCCCCACAGCAAGCGTAGAGTTTGTGGCTCCGTAAGTGATGTCGCCGCCTGTGACGGTAAGGTCGGTACCAACAGTAACGGCAGCGTTAAACAGAGCCGCACCAGCTTCTGACATATCGAGAGTCAGTGCGGTAATGTCACTGGTATCGTCGGTGCCCTTGAAAATAATGTCAGCATCGCCTGCTTGGGCATCAAGGGTAATGTTGCCGCTCGATGTGGCGATAGTAACTGCGGCGTCACCCGTGCTGATGTCATCTGCGGCAGTACCACCACCACCACCGGCAATCGATGTACCAGACGTAATCTGGATGTCGTTTCCAGCATCCGTGGTGAAGTACAGTTCACACGGAGTCTGATTGTCGACCCAGAGTTGACCCTTGCCGGCTTCGTCTGCCTGAGCGTCTGCACGCTCTTGTATGAATACGGTACCCGATGCGTCTACATCAGTACCGCTAACTTTCTGACCGCGACCTGTGAATGACCCGTTGAAGGTTGGCATGTGAGCTCCTTATGTGTGGTCGTGCCAGTGCAATCGAGCCTTGGACACCTTGCATGCTTCGGAAGGCTTAATCCACACGTAGCACTTACCCGTTGCAGTCTGACCCGATGGTGCAGTCACGAACAACTTGTCGAGTGAAATGACGCAGTGAACGGTGTTTGATGAGCCACCTTCAGTGACCGATACGCTAGTCACCTTGGAGGTCAATGGGTCGTCGCCGGTCGAGTCCCAAGTCATGTAGACTTCGATTGTGCCCGTGCCTGCGTACTCAGTCAGTACGAGGTCCAGCTGAGATAACGAGCAAGCACCAGGCATCGCACGAGACCGAGCATCACTGGGTGTACCAGTCGTCTGCTCTGCAAGCAACGTGGATGTGAACGCACTTGTCGACGTGATGTTGGTCACTGCCGTGTTTGTAATGAAGCCAGCTCTTGGCATCTGAGCCTCCAAAGAAAGGTTGAGTGAGGGGGCCGAAGCCCCCTCGAATCAATGACTCAGAATCAAGTGGACGGGTTGACGATGTCTACCACGAAGATTTCCGAGTTGGCCTCGTTGTCGGCGTGAGCGACACTCCAATCACCTGTGACGGCAAGACGCAGAGCAGATGTCGTATCTACAGCAAAGCTCGCCTTGTAGTTCCACTTAGGAGCAGTACCTGAAGCGTCTGGGTCTTGGAAGCTAGCCATGGCAACGGCGGTTCCACTGGAGCCAGAGGTGCGGATCTGAATCATTCCGTGCCAGCAGTAAATATCAGCGTCTGCGACATCTACGGCTGCTGATGAAAACACCTCAGTGTTGCTGCGGTCGGTGGTGCTTGTGCCGAGGCGAATGAGAGTCTTCAGCGTATCTGTACTGTTGTTGTCCTCGACAATTCCAGCAGCGTAGAAGCGAATCGTAGAGCCAGCAACCAAGGTGTTTGCTGGGATAGTGAAGACGGACAAAGTGCCTTCGTCAGTGCTGTTCTCGTGAGAGGTTCCAGCAGCGACTTGAGCGTTTGCTTGACCACCAACGTGCATCTTGGCTCCACCACCAGCTCCGTGGTCGACCATCATTGCGATACCGTGTGTAAGGGCGCGACCGCCCGAAAGTGCAGGGATTTGGGACATGATTTACTCCATATAGGGAAAGGGAAGGTTGCGGGAAAATGGTATCACGATTTGGGAGATATTCGTACTAAAACTCGCCTGGGTCAAACTGACGCTGTTGAGCTCGTTGCTCGAATGGGTCTTGGCTTTGAGGGAATCTCTTCCTGTATTCTCTACGTAAGTCTTTGAGGGCTCTTTCGCGAGCAAACTGTACATTCGGTACTAAGGTGGTACGAACTCCACCAATACCTAGAATATGATCGAGTGGTGTGAGGCCAACCTTAGGGCTCATGGTGTCGCCGTCGATGAACTCCCACTCACGGTCTTTCTCATCAGCTAGTCCAAGTTCTTCAGCTTCAAGTCGGGCAGTACGGAGCATATCGGTGATCGCCTCTACGATTCCCAAATTTGCTTGGTCTACTTGTGTAATGATGCTCATGGAGCGACCAGTACCAGGTATTTGAAGCAAATTGCGATAGGCCCACCAAAGCTTACCGTTCTTGGCGTTGTAGAACTGCCTGTAAGAGTCGTCGTGTGAAGTTCTCAATCTGTCGTTTCTGTTGCTTTCTCTCTCCACTTCCAACAACAGTCCGAGCTGACCACCCGTTACGGCCAAGTCCCACTCCATAAGCCACGCAGGTATCTTGTTGTAGCGGTCTACCTCACCACCATAGAACGGGTCTACGCCAAGAGCAAACACCGCAGGCGCCTGATACCAAGGGGTAACTTTGCTAAACAACATTCGAGCGGCGTCAGCATTTCCACGCACTGCGTCATACGTGTCAATCATTAGATTCATTGAATCCATGATTGGAGTGTTAGGCAGTACGTACATACGAGCACTGTTGACGTGCTTGTTGATAATCGGTTTTGCCGTAGCAACTCCTAATCGTGCTTGAATGTACTCAGGCAAAACAACTTGTGACTCGTCATCTAAGTTTGCTCGATGCAAGCCATTTGTCAGTCGGAGCTGGTTCGTGACTCGAGACGGGTCAGTAAGGAGAGCATCGAAGAACAGGTCCATGTTTTTACGCATGTAGCTGTAAAACATGATGGTGTTACGCATGATGCGTTGCTCGAAATCGGTAAGCGCACTGTAGTCAAATGCAGCTCGTCTTGCGAGGCCAGCTGCTTGACCAGGAGACACACCGTCGTTCAAGCCATCTACAAAAATCGACACACGATAGAAGTTGTCGAGTGCTGTAGCGACTTCCGCCAACTGATCATTCCAAGCAGTAGCAAACCGTTTGGCTTTCTGAAGCTTGGTAGGATTTTGCTTAAGGTAAAGCTTGATATCTTCGGCCATGGACCGCTGCGTTTCGGCCTGAATGAAACTTGAGTTCAACCGATAAGCAATAGCCATGTCTGCAATCTGGTCGGCGTTGTAGATCATGCCGTTCTTGGCGACCAAAATCTTGTTTCCAAACGGCCTGTGTGTGCCTTCCCCAAACATCCGTGCAACGACTGCACCAACCATCTTTGGATTCTTGGTCAACATCGAGAAACCCTTCACTGGGTTCACAGCGGTGACGAGCTGTAGTGCGCCACCCATAAAGTTTGCTGTGTAGTAAGCAGGGTTAGGTATGAACAGACCAGTTGTCACACCACGCTTGATGTTTGTGAATGTAATCGGAAATATTTCAGCCAAAGCAGTGATGGCATTGGCTACTCTGCTGTAGTTTTTCACTGTGGTGGTTTTTTCACCGGGTACGAACGGAGCTCCTACGTCGGCAACTCTCAGGCGCTCAGCAGCCTCGCTTCCAAAAGCCTTACCGACCGATGCAGCTCTCAGGAGTGCTTGATCAATCTCGTCTTTGATACCCTTAGGCCCGTATGTGACGCTGCCATCTGGAAAAACTATAGTGTCTAGTTCCTGACCATTAGTCAGAGTGCGTACACCGAATCGGACAAGAGCTTCTTCAGCAGCAAGTTGAGCATCAAGATCATGGAAGTTGCCTGTGACTTCATCACCCTTCTCTTCGAAAGCTGCGAATCGATACTTCACATCTTGACTGCCTGTGGGCACGCGAGGCTTCCGGATGCGTTCGGGTGCGTCTGCTGTAGCCTCGACCACCTCTGTAATGTCGTTAGCCTTGAAGATTTGGTCCATGTAGGCTCTGACCCGATCATAAAACGCATGACTGCGCTCAATCGAGACCTCAGCTCCGGTTGGTGACACAATCTTTTTCGGCATCCGGTAGTTCACGTTTGCACCAGGCATGCCGTGCTGGACCATCACATCGTACAAGCCCAACAACTTGTCCTCTGCCATGAGTCGAACAGTCATTTCAAGAAACGCTTGAGCTGGACTAAACTTGCCGATCTTGTCTACGTCCAAGCCCAAATCGGCACCTTGGCTTTGTACGAAATCGTACAACTGCTGCCAACCTTTACCGCCCTGATGAAACAACCTGTACGCATGAGCGAGTTGAACAGTGTCCACGTTCTTTGCGGCGTCTCTTGTTTCTCCACTCATTGCCGTCAGTATGGTTTGACCTCGGTTTCGGACGTACTTAGCTCGGCGCTCGAGTTCTTCTTGAATTGTGAAGAGCGAATCTGCAATAGAGATTCGTTCAACGTCATCCAACTTAGCCACCGCAGCAGCTGTAAGTCCTTCATCCGTCGAGTACCTTTCAAGCAGCGTAAGTGCTGTGTTTATTTCTTCCGGCAAACCGTGGAAGCTACCACTTGAGCAAAGGTCTTGAAGTAGTGCCCGAGTCGAAGATTTGGTGAGGTACTGCAGTCGACTTTCACCTTCAATAATTGGAGAAGGCAACTTTTTTCCAGAGCTCAAACCCTCGATAAACTGATCTGGAGTCATCACATCTTCCGATGCAATGATTTCTGCCTGTGACGGCTTCAGTTGTTGTGGAGCAACGTCTACGCCCTTGGCTTGCTCAGATGCCGCAAACTCGGCATCTATTCTTGCAATCTCAGCCGTAGTAAATTCGTTGAATATAGACAAGAGTCCTTGCTTGCCTATGTATTCGCCCTTGTCGGTGAAAAGTTCGACGTTACCAAGCAGAATCTCAACTTGGTCTGGCGTCATCATCATGTCGCCTTCAAGTTGATTCCGAAGTGAATCGAAAATCTGCTCGATAGTTGCGTCGGGTTTTTGTCGACGAGCATCTCTAGCGATCTTGATTACGTCACTACGCACATTCTCCAGCTTAGTGAGCTCTCTCCTAAGCAGTTCCTTTAGTTCTGGTCGCACAGCAGAGAGCGGGTCGTCCAGTTTGAACATCCTCTCGACTCCGGTCACGAACTTATTCAGCGGAGGTATCGGGCCGGATATTTTAGCAATAGGACCAGACCTAAATGCACCGAGCAATGAGTACGCGAGAGACTTAGAAATAGCCTCCGTATAGACCGTTCGACGAGCAAAAGCCCCAGCCTCAACATCTTGCATCAGTTCAACTACACGGTTGTAGTTTTCAAACGAGATTGAATCTAGCTTGGCGCCTGGACCGACGAGCTCTTGCGGCATTCGAGTCGCAACAAATGGCTCCGATGCTAATCTCTGTATGAATACCTTGAAGCTCGCCTGTTGAGTCTCGTTCAGACTGATGGTGTTTGATTTAGCATCGGCTATACCTTTAAGCTTTTTCGCATCGAGGTAGGTAATACCAGAGATCTTACTGCGATTTGAGATGCCGAGCACAGATGCCAAACGTGCGTTGACGCTCCTTCTAATGCTCTTGGCCTTCTCTCTTGTCACAAAGGTAGCAGATGTCAGATTCACCAAATCCATGCCACGAAGAGCCTTGGATGCCTCTTCTTTCTTCATGGTCTCAGCGACCACGTACCCAATAGCTCGAGCGTATACGTCTACGGCATCGACTTCTTGCATGTCGTCGGTGATACCAAGAGCCTGTTTTACGTACTCCGGCTGCGCGTCAACATCTGCGAAAACACGCTTACGACCTGTTTTGGCTCTTCGCCCCTCACTGATACGAGCTGAGAGGTCTCCACTGACACGAACCATGGTGCCCGGACGATTGGGCCTACCCACATTTCGGTTGATAATGTCAGGCCGGAAGAAACGGTCCGGCTTCAACAACTCGTTTAGGTTTGCTCTCTTCGTAATAGACGGAATGATTGCGGCCTTTGCCCCGTCACCCATTCTCGCGTACACCGATGTAAGGTTGGCCAACAGCTCACGCATAGAGACGGTGTCTGCACCCAGACGACCACTGCCCTCAATAAGCGTTCTTAATCTTCGCTCGAATATTGTCTTACCTGCCTCGTTGAGCGTATTTGACGGCATCTTGTTCGGCTGTATTTCTCGTGGCTTAGTATTACCGATCTTGTTTTTGATGAACTCCGCTGTCCATCGTTTGCCCATCAAATCAACCAAAAGCTCCAGATCATTGTCCAGCAATCTTGTCATCGAGAGCGTGTCTTCGTCGGCAAAGATATCGATCAGCTGCTTGACGCTGTTCATCGATATTTCATCGGCGGCATTTTTACTGAGCGTGGTCTTAATTTTAAACGCTGGCGGTCCATCAGAGCCGTCATCGAGCTTTGTCGCAACTCGTTCAATGGTCGTTGCTTCGAAGTAGCTCTCCGGGTCTTTTATCTTCTTGTACATTGTCTCAACACCCGAGGTGTTGTGAGCTCGTGTCTCCATCATGGCAAGCAGCGTGACCTTCTCTTCAGGGGTCATGTCGCCATCTTCTACAAGCTTGTCGAGTTGATCTCGTACTTTTTTGTAGGGCTTTGAGTTGCGAAGTTCTAAAGTGTCTTCGTCTGCACCCATAGCCGAAAATGCACGTAGATTTTTGGTGTACTCGTCTGCATTAGATGCAGCGAGCTTTCCAAGTTGATCTCTAATGTCCTCGTATCGAATGCCTGCTGCGGCAAGGACACGCTTGGTCTGTTGGTCAACCTCAAACGGTATGGCGCCTGGTCGATACTCAGGAGTACCCGGTTTACCAGAAGGAAATAGTCCTATGCCCTCTTCAGTCTCAATGACATGACGAACAGCAGACTCTGTTACGTCAGCTGCAGTCTCAAATACGTCCGGTGAATAACCATCCTTGATGGCTTCGGACGCATCGTCGAAGGTCTTTCCTGCCTGCATCTGATCAAAGATTTGGTCTGCAAACTTACGTTCCGTGTAGGTCAAGGGTCGGAAGTCAGTCGCAACGTCATCAACCGCAACTTCGACATCTACATCCTGAGCTGCACGAAACGCATCGTCTTGGTCCAACAAGCTTTTGAGTGCCGGGGCATCAATTTCATCAGGCAGTCGCCTTCGAATATTGTCTGCAGCCAAAGACGCTCGCTCAAAAGTCTTGTAAATACGGTTGTACATGGCAGGAGAGAACCCCGCCAAGAACGCACGTCCACGATACCCCGACACGTTTAGCTTGCGTGTCAGTGATGCTCCACGAGCTGCAGCTTTGGTTGTGTGTGCCACTGGTGCGAGATGCAGCTTTTCCCAAGGCACCAAGAAGTCCAGAGCGCCACCAATAAAAAGCTTGGTGTGAAACTCTGGTGTGCCTCGTTCAAATCCGTCCTTTCTCGCCTCGTTCGTCAAGTGTGTAGTGAATCCAACATTGCCAGTCTCAATATTAGCAAGCGTTCGTGACAACCACGTAGAGTCCATGTCTCGCATGCCGTAGTTGAAATAGAAGTCTCTTGATGCTGGGGTGACGTTGAGTATATTACCGACGCCGAGACCAGGGAGAATAGAGAGTTCCTCTGGCAATCCCACTGCTTTGAGTTTTTGTTTGACCGCATCCTCTGTGAGTCCAAATGTGCCGTCAATCTCTGCGACTCCTTCGGTGAAGACACCCAGCATGCGGAGCGCCTTGCCCAAGGTGTTTTCCATCACCTTGATTTCATCGCCGACCTGTTCGGCACTGAACAAGGTCGACTCGATGCCCTTTTCAAGAACCCGCGCAGCTCTTCCTGCATCACCCTTAGCTTCAATCACCCGCTTGGCAGTTTCGATAGACTGCCGCACCAAGGGGACCGTCGAACGCACTGAACCGGCCCATACCTCTTCTGGTAGTGCTCCGAACGACACATCATTCAACGCTTTCTGGATGACCTTATCAGAGGCGCCTTCCTGAACAAGAAGTGCAGCACCCCTGAGTTGATCGTTGTTGGACAATGTGAAGCGGTCGTTGTTGGCGTTCACCGATTTTTTGAACAGGTCTACAGACGGTTTTGCGACTTGAAAGCCGGACGGCAAATCGTCAAACGACTGCTGCATCAATGTAGAACCTATTTCGTCGCCGAGCTGGTCCTCAATTTGCTTGTCGTTCAATCCCTTTTCATGAGCGAGCTCAACAGTCTCGACGATTCTCTCGAAGTTTTCAGTGGGAAGTGCAAGCTTGGTTTCTTTGAGGTACGCCTCTCGCTCATCTTCGTCTAGAAACACGTTGGCGAACATCCCAGGTATGTTGATTTTGATTGCAGCTCGTTCAATCAACTCAGGAATGTTTTTGATGCCAAATGGAATGTATGCGTCATCGAAGAACGAAACATCATCGTCGACACCGTCTTGTCGGTCACGTCCCCAGAAAGACTGACGATCAATACCGATACCTGACTTCTTAGCCTCTTCGATGGTCATCGGTTCACTGCCTTCCCAGACCTTGCCGAGAACAGCCATCGCGCCTTCTTCTTGAACCATTTCTCTGATTTCAAGCTCGGCGTTTCGATTCTCCTCCATTCGCATGTCGAACGCTTTCTTGGGAGTATCTGCGTCCCTCATGCCGTACAACTTGCGAGAGCCGAACACTCGACCACCAGCTGCTAAGATTCCCTTAGCGTCAGGATCGGTGGGCTTAGGTACTTCGCCAACAAGGTTGTAGATAAGCGCGCTGCGTGCTTGCTCTGAGGCAATTTTTTCAGCCTGCTGTTCTGTCTTGCCCCTGTTTAGCTGACCCTGAAAAATGTGGTCGTACACCTCGAAGAAGTAGTCCTCGATTTCAACGGGTGTTGCAGGGTCAAGGTCCATCTCCCGACCAGGGAGAGGCATATACCCCGACTCGATTTGTTGCTGCTCTACCTCCTCGTCCGTTTGTGGTAGACGCTGCACGTCTGAGCGCAAGGTGCTTGCAAGGTAGTCGTCTACATCAACTTGTTGAGTGTCAGCACCGAAGATGCTTTCTTCATAGGCCTTCAGTTCGGCGTATGGGTCTACATCCGGTAACGTCGATGTTTCGGTTTCTTCTGCCACTACTTTGCCCTATCACCGTCCGGTGTCTGCTGCGTCTGCGAGGGGTTGACCACCACCTCTTTTAAGCTCATTTTTCACTGACTCTTCAAGAATTGGGTCGACCGGATTAGTGACACTTTGACTCATCATACTGCCAAGAAACTCATCGTCACTCATTGGTCGTGATGGTTTCCGTGAAGGCGCAGTAGCTGGTACTGGTGTTTCATTGATTGGGTCAACACCTGGAACAAATTCTTGCGTCTCTGGCAACAAATCTAATAATTCAACAGTGCGTCGTTCCTCTGCATCCACTGCATCCAATCTTTCTCTAAACGGACCCGATAATGCCCCAAATTCTGTACCACTTATCCCCTCGTAATTTCCTTCCTCATCGTATTGAGGGAGACCGCTAATGGCAGATGGGGTCAACTGACGCATGACTGATCTGCCTTCCTGCCGACCGACGAGGTTTAGTTCGTTTTGAATCCTATTCCTCTCGATCTGTTGCGCTCTCAATTTGGCCGTCAACTGTTCCTTAATCCCAGCCACAGTCTGACCACTATCCGCAGCTTCTTGCAGCATGGCTATATCAGACGACTGTTGAGCCAGATCTTTTTCAATCCTCTTCTTTACTGCAAATCGCCTGTTGTACAACTCTGCTTCTTGTAGTGCTTCCGGATCTTGAGATGCACGATTCAAGCTGAAAACACCCGGATCAACCTGCTGTCTTGCAGTGGCCGATCGTTGCAGTTCAATTTCTGCTTCTTGAAGCGCCTTCTGAGTATCCATCATTTGAGATCGTCTAGATTCCAATAAGTCAGCCAGTGTGGCGTCTTCACCCCTTCGAGTAGCGGCCAAACCCAAGTTTGTTTGGGACTCCTTGAAATCATCTTGAAAGTCGGTCTCCGTCCTCGGTGCCCTACCCGTTACTACATCTGCGGAGGCTAGTCCTGCTGCAGCGGTACGAACAAGCTCCGGAGATGGTGGGAGTCGCTTTGAAGTTTTCGACGTTCCACCGCCTGTGCCACCACCGCCCGTGCCACCGCTTGTGCCACCACCGCCTGTGCCACCACCGACTTTGGTTGGCCTCTTATTTACTCTTCCGGTTTGCTTTGCAAGAAAGTCAGCTGCTGACTGTGCCATTTGTTTCCCCTATATCGGTGATACCAACTGCAGCTTCTTCTGCTGCAGGCTGAAGTTCAATTAAACTTTGTTCGAAGTAATCAAAATCTCTGTGGTCTTTGAAGTCTTCGACGCGCTCAATGAATTCGTCTCCATACGCGCTTCTCGTGAAATCATCCGCCGCACGAAATCTGTTCGCCTCATTCGCTACCGTCTCCGCCAACATTTTAGTGTCACCACTCTTATCAGCTTCTCGCTTTGCGGTGCGAATGCGATTGATAGAACGACTGACCGCATATCCAGGTTGCGTGTCAGATCGAAGTCTACCAATCTCCCTGTCATCTTGAGAGTCTTTCCAATCTACAAGATCTTTGGAAAAGTTCTGCGCCAGCTGAGCTGCCATGCTCGGGTCTTTTTCTCGAGTCTCGTCCAATGCAGATATTGCATTCTCCAAGTAGTTCTCGAATTCAAGCGTGTCACCCATGCTATCGATACTACCAAACTGTTGATCTTCGAACATCGGAGATTTCACTGCAGTCAACATGTCCTGCATTGCTTGTCTCACACTGGGAATATCAGTGCTGGTCAAGTCTCGCGTGTCTACATCAACACCAAAGCGTCCAGCCTCGGTCGGAGCACGAGAGTAGCCAGTAAGGGCCTCCAGTGCCCCTACACGGTCTAGAACCGTATCGATAGGTGCCTTACCGCCTGCATCGGGATCGGCACGTAGCTGAGCAAGCCGGTCAGGTATCGTCAACTTACCTGCATCACGCGACGCATCCAGTACAGATTCTGCTCTTTCCGGGTCTAGTTCAGCCAACCTAGCGTACTCAGCTAAAGCGTCAGACCTCTGAGATGGCCGAGATGCAAGAGGACTGATTGCCAAGTTGACATTGGGTCCTGCAGCAAGACTTCGATATTCCTCACGAGCTGCATACGAATTGTCACGAGCTCGCTCTACCCTGATGCGTTGAGCTGCGATTCTTTTGATGAGGTCAGAAGCCAGTGTTGATGGATCGACGCCAGCAGTGCCTTGCTTTTGAGTTGATCGAACGTCGGTCGTGCCCTTCCGCAGTTTGTTGAGTCGCTCTTGGTCCTCTGCTCTCAGTTCACGAGGTTCAGCATAGATCTTCAAATCCTCACTGTTGGGCGTCAACTTGTTAGCTCGAAGAGTCCCGAAAACTGCCTGTCGAGTCTCATCACTCAGACCTCTTGCATCTTCCATTACAGCTTCGCCAAAAGCGTGCCCAGCGCCTCGAGTCCTATTTCTGGCGTCGTCTTGGAAACTTTGAATATGACGTTGCAAGCTACGTGTAAGGTTCTTGCGCGCCTCAGGAGTTTCCGCTTGTTCAATTTGGCTGAGAGTTTTTCGGACTCTTGCTTGTTGGGTAGTGTAGCCGCCTTTGCCAGTTACGTAGTCATCCTGTTGTTTGACTTGGTCATCTATAATGTTTTGTTCGAGTTTGAAGATGTCTTTTTCACTTGGAAGCCTTGTCGTGTAGGTGACACTACCCCCACCGCTCTTAGATGACTTCAGACCACTGAGTTGTTTTTCGAGCGCTGTGAGAAGTTTCATCTCCTCTTTGTAGATGTCCACTGCAAACTTGGGGTCTGCTGCCTTGAGCATCCTTTCGTAGGCTTTTGTGCCCTCCTTGATCCGGGTATCGAGGAAGTTTTTCTCAAAGCTCTCAAGAGCACTCGGTGCTCTCTCAAAATCAGTTTGGAAAAGAGGAGTTGCCATTTCATTTCCTACGATGGGGTGTAACGAGAGAGCAGATGCCATTTTCCTGAGTCAGCAATAAGAATCACTGCCTCAAGTGCCGCAAGTGTAATGCGATCATCCTCATCTATCTTATCGTCTTGGAAAGTTTCTATCCTGCAAATCTCGTTAGAATCGGAGTCCGTGCGCTTCACATAGACACGAACACCAGAGTTTTTAGCAGCTGGGGGCAGTGTAAAGATGACCTTTCGTCTCACTGCGTCTAAGAACACTACCTGCTCAACGCTCTCTGGCCCCTCCTCCTGAACCGGCTCATCATCTACCGAATAGCTTGAGGTTCCACCATACGAGTCGACACTGATTCTGTTTGGCTGTTGAGACTCAGTCGCGGTAGTTGTTCTCGCCGGAGCTCGAGGCGCGCGCTGAAAATCGTTCGACTGAAATTCCCACTGAGCATCCAGCTTGCAGTTCTCAGGCCTGATGGCACCAGGAATGATGTGATCAGTATCAATGATGCCGGCAGGCAGAGGTACCTCCAGAAGTGCCTGCTCCAACATGCGCTTAAACTGCACATACTCGCGGCGACTTGGCGAGTTAGCCGGCATCAACTCTTGACCAGCCCTTCAGCTTCAGCGAGCTTCAGAAGATTCTGTGCAAACTCTTGGTCGCTTTCCTTCATCTGATCGACAGTGATTTCTAACTCACGCTGTCTTGTTTCGGGATCTAAGATTCTGAAGCTCTGAGTCGACGGACTCCACGAAATCAGGAAATCACCTTGATCGCTTCTTGACATGTACTCACGGCGAACATCAGAGCTCGGGTACAACGCTTCAAACCCAAGAGGCGCAATGTCCTTGTTTCGCTCCGTGGCTTGAGCATCTAACTCTTGCTTACTTTTCGCCTCTTCAATCTTCTCTACGGTGACTGTGGGCGCCCCAAGGGGTCGTGCCTCCTCCTTGAGGTACTCCTCGCCGTACTTGTTCCAGGCATCCTTAAAAGCCTTGCTGTTGACGGGTCCGCTTGCGTCGAGATTTGCTTGACGGTCATCCTTGAGCACTTCGTCTGGGTAGTTCTTGCGAGCCCACTGACGAAAGTCGTCACCATCTCCGCTCTTGTTGTTTGCCCAATACTCATCAGCCTTCTTGAAGCCAACATCGACATCGACGGGCCCCTTCTTAGGTTCTGCTTTCTTTGCCTCTTTAGTCTCAGGAGGGCCACCCTTATATTTTTCGGTGAGCTCTTTGATCATCTCGCGACCCTTCTTGGGGTTTGTCGCAAGCAATCGGTCGACCTCGGCGATGTCCTCATCTGGCACCTTTAGGTCACGAAGTTGTTCGACTTCCTTTTCAATCGACGCTGCCGGGGCATGAGCCAATATTTTTTGAGCAGCTGAGGTGCCCGTGCCAAGCACCCTTTGCAGTGGTTCGAGTACGGTCTCCTTACGGACGTTGAGAAGGGTTTGCTTTATAGAATCAAGACGAGCTTGTTTGCGTGCGTCGGATTCTTCCTTCAATTTCTCTCGAGCCACATCTTCTGCCGCAAGTCTCGCTTCAGTATCCAAAGCAGCCTGTCGAACCTGACCGAGACTTCTATCGCCTGCAGCAAGCAGGCTTGCCGCGTCAAACTTACCTGTAGAGGCGGCAATCTTTTCCGTTCGACGCTGTTGCTGCTCCATGGCCCTCTGGACATTAGCCATGCCAGCCTCGCGTCGAGCTGCCTTTTCTTCATCGGTTAGTAAATCGGCATCCTTGTCTATATCCGCCTTAAGCTGAGCTGCTTCTGCCCCAAGTCCCTTGATTACAGGGTCCTTCATGGTCTGAAGACCAACAAGAAACTGTCCCAATTCGCCGGCAACAGCAATACCACCTGCGGTCGCCGCTTGTTTTGTCGCTGCTAGATTTTGTCGCCGGTAAAGTCCTGGCGACATGCTCTTACGAACGTACTTCTTCGTGTCCTTGTCATACACAAAGTCATCTGGAGTGAACGCGCCTTCGTCTTTCTCTTCGGTCTTGTCTTCTGCTTCTTCTGCCATGATTTATCCAAAGTTGAGATCTTCAAACTTGTCGAGCTGCGTCTTACCTCTCGACGAAGTCACAGGAGGAGTGGTGTCCATCATCGAAGCCAGAACAGCATCACTCGACAATGCCTTCGCTTGCTGAGACTGCAAGTTAGCCTGCTCGACACTGGCTCTGGCCGAACGCTCAGCAGCTACCTGCTTGCGCTTCTTAGACTTCCAGTCCTTCTGAAACTGCTTAGCGGCCCTCTCTTTAGCCTTTCTTTTCTCTCTTCGAGCTCTACGCTTCGCTTCTCTGTTGCCACCAAAGAGACCACCGATGGCTCCACCGATAGAGCCGCCAATCGCTGCACCCAATATCGGATTTCCGAATGCCGCTCCGATAGCAGCTCCAGCGCCAGTACCGACTCCGGTACCAATTGCAGAGCCCTTAGCAGCACCCTCTGCACGGCCTGCAGCACGGCCCTCAGCTTCACCTGCTTTGCCTGCTGCCTTCTGGTATTTTTCGAACTCTTCAGCCATGTTTCACCCTTCTTAAAGTACTACTTCCGACCTATCTGAACAACCGGAATCAGACGTTGTCCTCGTAGTAGCAGTCCACAATGAAGTTACGAGCCAAAAAGAAGATGTTCTTTATTTTCGGGAACGCAGGCCGCTCGTCAACACTGCCTCGATCGTATTGTTCAGCTCCCCGTTTGTTGGCCCAGAAGAAATCAAGCAGTCCATAATCTGGTCCTGGCGCAGCAGAAATCACTCTGCCTGTGAAAACCAAACCAAGATCATGAACTCCTGGCTCTAAAGTAGTCTGAAGCAAAATATTGTGCTGATGTCTCCCAATCATAGGGAAAAATAAGAACCCACGCTGCTGATACAAAACTCTCTTTGATTCCGCTCCCATTCCATCCAAGGCAAACATATCTGCTGCAGGCAACTCAGCTTGAAAAAAATTACTCTTAGGACCTACTGTAGACGTATAGATTCGACGTTTTGTACTCGGTATGATGGCACCGTTGATGCTCAAGTTGCAGTTACCAGCTCGAAGTGATTCGTATCCTCGTTGCAATTGGTCCTCTGCGTCTCTGTCTAAATCTGATCCAGCGAATCCACCATACCCAGCAGGGTTGTAGTGAGCGGCATTGTCTAATGGAATTTCGGTAGCAGCCAATGCCACACCACCTACTTCAAACATGTAAAAGCTGGCCATGATATTGACGGTTGCTTTGTGCTTGAGTTTGATGCGGGTTGCCGTATCCGGCACTGCTACTGGACTTGCTCCAGTAAGTTCGGTGTTGAAAACGACTCCGGATGACCAATCGTTTTGAACTTCTCGGAAGTGTGTCTGACCACTCGTGGCCATCATTCGCGGTGATGGAGACCCATAAAACTCAGGACGGTACACCTGTCGGCTTTCAAGCCATCCTTTTTGATCGTATGGCGTTGTATCAAGACCGCCTAGAAACTCAACTGGGGACTTGAGCTCATCAGTTCCAATCCCTTCATTGACGAAGTTCTGCAGAGCATCCGAGCCATCGTTAATGTGCTCTGCCTTGAGTACACTACTGCCTGTAAGGTCCGTTATTGGCCACTTGATAGACATGTCATCTCCGGTAAATTTGAGCTGATAAATTCAGGTTGTGGACATCAAGCGTAGGAGGTGTGGCCCCTGCAAGATTAGACCTGTACATTACGTAGATTTTCGCTGTACCTGAAAACGGCCACATGAAATTAGCATTGAGTTCAGAAGCTCTACTCAATTCGCTTGTCGCATGACAAGTCATGGAAAACGATGAGTTGAAATTAGATGCTCGATCGAATGCGTACTGATACCAAGCGCCTCTTGGGTATGTTTCCTCATGGTAGGAAAAAACATTACTACTAGGTACAGATGAGCCTACTCGTCTTCGCTGGTTGTCAACATCGGCTTCATCGAAATCACCGGACAAGCCCAGTGCTCTGTGAATCGCATTGGACTGACCCTTGGTGAAATAGCCTTGAGTTCGGTCTCGATTGAACGCATTGTTCAAGCCCACTCTTTGAAACGGCGACACCCTGAAGTTTTTGGTGAAAGAGGCCATTTGCTCAAATCCAGTCGTTGGAAATCCAGAAGGCCTCGACTCGCCAGGAGAAACGACAAGCAGTCCGAAATCCCAGTAGTTTTGCGCTTCGTGAATGGGCCTTCTGTCGCAGGTTTGACTGTCTACATACATGGACAACCGAATGACACAATGGGTATCGGTTTCCGTGTTCCATCGAATAGGTAATACCGCTTGAGTTGGGTGGTCTTTATTGCCCTTCAGGTCGTCGGCAGTGGCATAAGATACGATTCTCCAATTCTGACTACAAACAACGGGTTGAATTTTTGACGAGTACAACCTTTGTGTCGTCGTGAACTTAGGTACAACCGAACCCTCTTTGAAGACCCTCCGGTCCAAGCCCTCTTCACGAATGTTGGAGCCGTCAATCTCGTCAATCAGATTACTGTTGATTGAATCTCTGAGATCCGTAATGTCTCTCTTCTCAACAACATCGCCTTCTACAAATTCTGGTGGTGTGATTTTGGGCACTATCGCTTCCTAAAAATGGCTGTGAGATACGGATGTTGAAGTGTGCAGTCGTTTCTGTACGTCTGAGTATTGTAGTTTTCGTCTGTGACCTTGTGGCTTGCGTAGTCGCTGTCCGGCTCTTTAGATGCCGTAGAGTATGGGTGTATGAACAAAGGAGCGTAAGACGACGCTTGAATGGCAAGATCCTTGCCACGCGAGTACCAAATAAACTGAGCTTCTAGTTGAACTTGAGTTTCAGTATTCTTGAGTATTGGTGCAGCTCCACACAAATAGATTGGGTGAGATCTGTATTCATTGCCGAGAGGACCACTCTCCGCAACGCTTTGACCGTTGACCACTAATCTCCACTGAGAACACAACACATAAGATGAGTAGTGCTTGAAGTACTTCTTCTGATCAGCAAAAAATCCATACGTGTGAAGGTTGTCGAACCTCGTAGTGTCATAGCTTTTATTACGATTCAAAAAATCGGGATGTGTACTGTATCCGGACCACCAGACAAAGCCGTTAAACTCACAAATAAGTAAACCGTCCGAGTCTGGCGTGAAGGTAATGTGAGGTAGCTGGTCGTTTTGGACTACATCGTATGCCGTAGGATCTATACCTGGGGCCTCTCCCACTATGAATCTAGAGGTGTGTTCACTGGGGTTCTGATCCATTCCTAAGTCTTTGTAATCTTTACTGATGTGACTCAGGGTTCTTCTTTGCCATCCAGAGCCTTCATGATTGAAAATGTACGACCGATTCGGATTGACCGAGGATGAAAACACGTCAGTAAAAGTTTTTCTGCGAATCAGGTCGGAACCAATCGAACCTTCCGCGATGTTGTCCGAGTCCAAGTAGCCATTGATTTCAGATAGAGTTTCGTTGACGTTGATTCGCCATTCTGATGGCTCAACGACGTCCCCGTCTTTTACGTGCTCTTGCTTGTACTTCCAGGCCATGTCATCTCCCGCTTGGTCGCAGCGCCTTGTTGAGCGGCTTGATGTTCCGCTGTTCGCCGTACTTGGCTTCTAAGTCATATCCGATGATCTCAATCTTGTTGTTGACCGCGCTTGCAAACGAGACGGAGAGCTCTCTGACGGGACCTTTATGCGTTGTCGATACGTCGTAGCGAATCACCGTGGGCCGGTATGATGTCCATCGGTCCACATCAAACTTAGCCGATCCGTACACTGGGTATACTTCGTTGGGGTCTTGCTGCTCGGCTACCTGCTGGGTGCTTCTGACTTGGTCAATCGACCTGTTGACACGAGTGTTGACCGTCAATCCGTTGTCGCCGTATCCGACTGCATAAGCCATGACGTGAGCTGGCCTAAAGTTACTGAACACACTCTCGTAGTCGTTCGACACGGTTTCGTAGATAGACTGAATCGGTATTGGAACGCTAGTCTCGACATCGAAAGTGTCAGCGTCCCTTGTAACAGTCGTAGAGCCCTTTGTTGAAGCACCCTTGGTGTACACCAAGATTCCTGCTCGAGAATCGTTCTGAGTGTCGTTACTGCCGATAAAAAGGTACCCTCTGTGGTCTTTAGACGCGACCATGCAGTCGATTGGGAAATCCTTCCTGACGCTCCAAGAACCCACCTCGTAATGGTAGATCAGGCAGTAGTTGTTTTTGTCGGAGCCATCGATAGCCAGTGAGAGCCAGTACTCTTTGTCTCTCTGATACACCAGCCCTGACGCGCGAATCGCAGCTGCGGTGTTGACACGCTCAAGCTGGTTAGGAATCTCTCCACCGATGTTCACTACACCCGTGATGCTCCCTGTATTTTCAAGAGCCCCCTCAAGCAGATACACCGATCTCTCGGAAAGGAAGGCTATACCAAGACCTGGCAGCTCAGCAATCGTATCCGGTGCTATGCAGCCTACATCTTTGTTGAGTGTCTTCGCATGAAAGCCGTTCAGGGGGTCACCCTTGATGAGGTAGATGCCTCGAGTCTTAAAGACAATCAGAGCATCTCTTGTGGTCCTCATTCCAGTAATCTGACCGCCGTCATCATCACCAATGACCAATACGTTGCTCCTCGGAAAAACCTCAGGAAACAACGGGGCTGAGTACCTGATCTCATTTAAATCGGACCCTCCAGCAAACATCGTGTTCTTGAAGACTGCGAGAAACTTAGTCTTGCTGGGGAAGTTACCAAGCCCGTCCTCGTCGAGAAGCGCACCCAATGCTGTGTCTGGGTGTCCATCGACAAACTGAGTCGTCATGTTGTCAGTGATTTCTTTAAGAAAGTAGAACGACCTTTGGTCACCCTTGGTGTACAAGTTTCCATTTGAATCGTACACGTTTCTAGTTCTATAGATTCTTCTAGCTACACACTCTTTTGGTCCGATGGGAATGTTGAGGGACACCATGCATTTGCCGTGTAGAGTTCTCTTTTTTCCGCCCCCACGACCGTTGTAAACGGTCATCAAACTACTGGTAGCAGACGCTTCGGATTCTTGACCACGCTCGTTTACGTAGGTCACTTTGTACTGGAATCCACACTTTCTTGTGTCGAGCTGCTCCTTGCCGTAGTAGTTCGCTCTCAACATTATGGCATTGTCGAAGTCTGCATCGTTCCGTGGCTCAATCCCAGCGCCTCTGAACCTGTATGAGCCAGCACCGATGGTGGCGTCACTGAAAGAACCTAGCCCCCAGTATGGTAGGTTTTTGTGCAGTGAATAAAATCCAACACCATTGACCTTAGAAGCGTAGTAGGCGGGAACTGTGAAACCTTCGAACGCTGACCCTAAAAACGGCTCAAGATCGTCTATGATTTCTACATTGTCGTCCCAGTCACCAACAGCGATGGGAACGGTGGTTGAAGAACGAAAATCAGCAGCATTTCCGGTAGGAGAAGGTGGCTTGTCAGCGAACCCAGCTCGCTCGCACACCTCACCGTCGAAGACAAGAGGTTCATCGGATCCGTTGACGAGATAAATTCGACCGCCGTAAGATTGAGACTGTGTCCTGACTGAAAGATCTGTGCGGACTCGATCATTGATATTTGTGATGCTCGTTGAGCTCTCATTCAGTACGTACTGCTTAAGGTCAATCGTAGGCTTGTTACTCAGTGGTGAGTCCGCAAAGCCTTTGGCGATCGACCCATAGAATGCTTTCAGGGTCACCTTATTAGAGGGTTCAATCTTCTCTGTATTTTTATTGAACTCAGCGTTCACTTCTTCAAAAATCAACCACTGACGAGCTCCGTTGTGTTGAGCGAACCAGTGAATCGAGTTGATGGTCCCAAACGTATCGTCGCCCAACATTCCGACATCGGTGGTGACTGTCGTTGTAATGACGGTGGTCACGGCTTCAGTTTCAGGGTCTTTCAGTGTTCCCTGTTGATTACCGCCAGTCTCTTCAATGTCGATCTTCGTTGTTGTGGTTTCAATGAGAGAGAGGATGTCTGGCTGATAAACCTGGAGGAATCCTCCAGATGTTCGCCAAGAATCGTTCGGAGTCCAAGTCATGTCTTGGATGTACAACGCATCCTGAGGCTCCGGAAGCCAGCGTTCGTCCATGCCGCGAAGGCTGAAGACTTGAAGGGTTTGAGTGTTCATTGACTACACCTTTGTTGGTACGCCGAACCGCTCACCCGCAAACACAACTCGGTCGAAACCTCGACGGATGTACTTCCTGTTCGTCCGGCTCAAGTACTTTTGCTTCATCCTGTCCAAGAGCTCTATGGACTTCCGCTCATACAGCTGAGACTGACTATTCATGCCGTGCTGCAAGCAGATGTCTGCCAGTGCCATGTACACCAGTAGGTGATGATACTGAACCGGCCACTCAGGCACGTCAGAGTCCGCCACAAGCCTCTTTGGTCGTGCCAAGTACCGAATCTCTACATCCATGTCTTGACTCGGCGGACGGTACACTCTCATAGTCTGACGGGGACCGGATTCATCCAGTACCTTCAGCTTTGCGAGCTCTCCGTCGTGGTAGGTCCAGTACCCGAGCTCAAGAAACTCGGCTTGTGGCCAACCGAGAACTGGCCGACCCGATGCGAAATCGTCTGGAAACTCCTCTCGAGTAGCTCCAGCAGGACTAGCGAACACCGACTGCTTGCGTCCGATGTCCAACACCGACCCATCGGTGAAGTGGTCGCCGATGTGCAGCCATCTCTGGTATCCCTGCCACTGCAGACTCACCTTGTCACCAGGTGCTTGGACCTTACGCCGATAGAAACGCTTGATTCGACCCGTCATGCGGCGCTTGATGTCAGCACTCGTAGGCGTGCTTCCACGCTCTGTAATAGTGGTTTCAGTTCGACCGAAGGTGCCATCTCTACGGAAATCACCCTCAACCGCTTCGCTGCCGATGTCCATTGCGAAGTAGGTAGAGGTTGTAGGCAGAGTAATACTTGAAATTGGAGACGGTGCTGACTCGATGCCTGCATACACGAAGGTGTAGCAATACTCATAGGTGTCACCACCCTTCAATCGACTTTCCTTCAAATCTGTATCGTCAATGTCTCGAGCAATCGCTTCCAACTGCGGCGGAACCATCGGCGGTGTCAGATTCTTGGGCATGCCCTCGATGCCGATGACCGGGTCTCCGGTACTGTCGCGGTCTAGATAGAGGTGCTCTTCCTTAGCGGCGTCGATAAATATGAGCCGTCCACGGTCTGGAGCTGTGTTCACAGACGTCGTGATGGACGAGCTGGACTGCGTATGCACTGGGGTCTTCAGGCCACGGTCTACAATCCCCAGTACTTCCACACAGTCTGCAGGCAGGTAGTACTGACGGAACTCAATCTTCCAGTCTGTGTAGTAGTCTTTCGTTGTCAGGGATGATCCGTCATCTGTACTGGGGTCAATGATCGGACGGTCCAGAATGATACCGGAGTGGTCACCAGGCTGATACCCGTCAGGCCACTCAGGGTCACCTGTGCCACCGTAACGACCTGAGGCGCCATAGTCTGCGAGCGCAGTGCCCAAGTCGAAGATGCCCGTGATGGTGAACTCACGCTCACTTGCACCATGCGAGATGCCCGCTCTGGTCGTGTACGTGTCGTTGTCCTGAATGATCAGAGGGTTGCCCAACATCTCGAAGGTAGGAAGCGTGTCAGCTGTGCCCTCAAAGTTGATGACGTTGCTGGCATCGAAGCTGTCGGTAGCGTTTCCCACTGAGAGCTTGTTGGTGGTCGCATCCCCGGTGATGTCAGCTCGGAGAGTCAGGGGCACGCGCTTTTGTCGGAACAACCAGTTGTACTGGCTTGAGCACTGCAGGTAATGACGGTTGATAACCCGCGCGACTTGGCTCTTGTATGCTTCCAAGTCGGGGTTGTAGTCGAGTGCTGAGTTGATTTCTTCGGTGAGCTCTTTCAGGTTCACGACGTACCCCTACAAAAAGAAAACGGCTGCTGGTGCATTATACCCCAGCAGCCGAGAATGGGCCGGAGCCCGGTAGCGAATATGGCCTAGAAGTAGCCTTGGTCGATGATCAGTACGCGATTGGTTGCAGCAGCGACACTAGCTGTGGATCCATCGCTCGAAACATAGACTCCACACGGAGCAGCAGCCTCGTCAGCGCCAAAGGTCGAGGCAGCACCAGCAGTGCCACCGTCACAAATCAAAGCAGTACCGGCAGTCTGGCTTGCGAGCATCAAAGCAGCTTCGTTCAGACCAGCGGTCTGAATCTTAACGTCGTTGCCAGCCGCAACAGTCTCAACCGCAACACCGAATGCTTGATTTACAGAACCAGCAGCAGTCGTCATCACGGACGCGCCACGGCCATTCTTGGCGTTTCCGATGTCAATCTTGACCCAATCGCCCTTGGTTACAGCCGCATTCGCATACAGTGTAACGAACTTCTTCGGAAATGAACTAATCTGTGATCCGCCGTCTACGGCATCAACACCATCGATCTTATGAATTGCCATGTTGTCCTCCCTCTTTTGA